GTTGGTGGAAGCTCACCAAGAATTAGAGAGTCGGTGAATGTTCAAGCGTCAATGGGCTTGAAGCCTAATGGTTGGCCTTGGGGTGTTGAATCTTGGAAGCCTGGACAGGACCACTCTGTTGAATCAAGATTGCGCGAGCTCACAAAAGCTGGAGCCCTGCTTGCCGCCGAAATTGACCGCCTATTAAATATGCAGTAGGAGGCAACATGTTTGTAATATTCAAAAATAATGAAGGTGGATATTCAGTGCGACCAGCGTGGATAGGGTTCATAGAAAACAACTATCTAAGACGTTCATTATGTTCGCTTTTCTATCCTTTCACTATTTGCATAACAATAGCTATTAATTTAATCGCATCCCTTCTGTTTTGTGCAACAGTCCTCACACGCGCGGTTTGGATACCAATAGCACGAGCAAAGCCTATTTGGAAAACTGAAATTTGGAAGCGCCCTCGTAGTCCAGGTGAAAATGGAAGGATGCACTAAGGGGAATGCTATGAGCCTTATCATACTCGACCACACCATTACACAATTACAGCTCAATGCCATTTTAGATGGTAGAGGAATTGAGAGCACTCGCGAGTTGGCGATTAGAAGCAAGCTCCCCGCAACTGTCGTCAAAGAAGTGGTGCGACGTGTTCAGGTGGAGGGCTTAAGAGTAACGCCAGTATTAAACAAACTGCTTTACGGCGGTAACAACAAATTATCAGGAGAAATACCAGTGATAGAAAAAGAAACCGAGTCTGAAGACATTCCAATGGATGAATTGTTTGGCTGTGTGGAGCTTTCTAAACGCGGCTCAAAGCTTTTATTCAAACTGTTTGAAAGTTTAACCAAAGACCATTTGATTGCTGCTGGCTTTACAGATGAAGACATTGAACATTTTGGTGGCGTGTACCACACCATCAAATACCAAGCGCTAGAAGAACTCTAATAAGAAAGGACCAATAAATGCTCCAAATACTCACACAAGCAAGCCTGTGCGAAGCTGACTTTAATCAAAAGATAGATTTCGTTATTGAAGGCTTCATCACTAAGCGCATGATGACCATGGTGTATGCCGATGGTGGGAATGGCAAAAGCTGGTTAGCGTTTGCGCTGGCAAAGTACTGTGCTCCCCGAATGAAACAAGTGTTCTACTTAGATTTTGACAACCCACTAAGTGTATTGAAAGAGCGCAAAGTACACGAACTGCTTATCGCCCCTCATGCAAACTTGCACTATGTGCAACGTAGCAAAAGCCCCCTGCCCCCGTTTGAACTACTAAGAACGTTGGCAGAAAATGCTACTGCTAATCAATTTGAAAACATGATCTTCTTTGTGGACAGTCTTCGAGACTTCGCCGATGTAAACAACGAAGCCAAAATTGGACTGGTAATGAACCTACTAAAAGATATTCGAGAAGCGGGCGGTACCATTCTGATACTCGGCCACAGTAATAAGGACGGACGCAATTACCAGGGCAGTAATGCAATTCGAAATAGCCTAGACAATATGTATCAGCTTAAGAAGCGGGAGCTTGCTGAAGGCGTAGGTGTGATTCTTGAGGTCAGGAAAGAACGTGCCGCCATTGTCGACAAAGCATTTGATATCGACCCGAATACGCTAGACCTAGAAGAGATAGATTTAATTGAAGCGCAAGCTTCAGAGCAAGACCTTGAGTTCGTAAACCAGATTAAGCACGTGTTAGTTCGAGAAGGCCAAGTTGGAAAAGGCGACCTTCTTAACGCCGCTGGGTATGCAAAAGATGATAAGACCGCTCGCGCTCGACTAGAAAAATACGACGGTATTTACTGGAAAAGCTCTAAACGCCACACTCGCATATTTTACCAGTTGTCGTAGTTGTAGTTGTTGTAGCCACCCCTTAAGGTAAATTAAGTAGTAGTCTGCTCCTTGCAGTTGGAAGATAAAGTAGTCCGCAAATCGCTGGCATGAGTATTATCGCATCCACTGAGAGAGAGAAATTTTCGGTATCTCTCACGCTTTTTTGCAAGGAGTAATGCAAATGGAAAACACCGAACTTTTTGATGAGCTAGACACTTTGATTTTATGCCAGGAGGCTTTGATCGAATTGTTGAGTTCCGTACCAGAAGGTATATGTTCAACACACAAGCTTGCCGTTTTACTTCATTACCTTCAGTCACAGCAAGTAAGCCTGATAGAAGCGTTAAAACGATGAACGTCAGCCCGCCAAGTGCGGGCTTTTTATTTACAGAACGTGTTTAAATTTGACTGAATTCAAAATGCGATCCATTCTACTGGCTTTTAAAAGGAGTTTAATATGTTTAGAACTATCGTGTTTCTTTCTGCTTTAGCCATTGGCGCTTGTTCAAATACGTCTGGGCTAGCCCCAAAAGTCAGTCATTCTGGTTTTGATAATTCAAAAGTCGTTAATATCGCACCGCACGGTAACGCTTGCACTTACATGACTTGCACTGGCTTCGGTCTTCAATGGAATAGTAAGTATCCAGATGATGCTTTTATGATCGTTCAAGTATTCAATAACGTCACTCCAATTTTTGGTGCGCAGTTAAATATTGACGGTGACATTATCACGTTAAAAGAAAGCCAACTTGTTTCGAGTTACGACGTCGATGGCTACACGCGAAACAGTTCGAAAGCTTTTTCAGTGAGTCTAGAAACCCTTGAGAGCATTGAAAACGCCAATAGAGTGTGGATGCGAGTTGAAACGCCCGACGGTACAATAGAGGACGCTATCATAGACAATGGTAAAGATAGTAAGTCATACCATGCGCTCAAACGTTTTTTACTTGAAGTTAAAAGTTAACCTAAACCCAGACTAATCCCACCTATCTCACCGCCATCGCTACGATGGCGGCATGAACCAAGAAAATCTCACTTACCACTACGGCCTAACGTCGAAAATCAAAGCCATTACACTAGCGCGTCAAGTATGTGATGTGTTGGGCCATGGCTCGACTGGCTGTGCTACGAACCTGCTGCTTGAAACTGCAGCAGCTGAAACGTGCCTTGGCCTTTATGAAGACCCGACGCCTGGCGGTGCTGGCATGGGCTTAAATCAGCACGATTTAATCGCGTTTCAAGACATCATTAGCCGCACACCCATGCGATTGGTAAAGACTATTCATATGCACTTCGGCTACGACATTCGAAAGCTGGTGCATACCGATTTGGCCAATGACCCGCTTCTTAGCTTCATATTCTGTCGTCTGCACTATCGCTTACGGCCAGAGCCAATCCCTTCTTCATTGCGAGGTCGCGCGGAGTACTGGAAACAGTTTTACAACTCAATGGCGGGTAAAGGCACAGTCACACACTACTTAGACAGCGCTAATACATATCTGTACTGCTTAACACCGTCAGACTTGAGCACACCACCATGCCCGTAAGCAAATTTAACCAAGAATGGTTTAACACGGGTCGCCGTGCTCGTTTTAAAGCCGAGAAACAAGCGAGAATGTCGGGAACCCTTACGCTGTTGCCTGAAAGCAGCTATCGCGCGACTGCTCATTGGTACTGGCGGCAGGGCTGGAATAGTGTGACGCGCCAAGAGCTGGAAGCTTACCTAGACAATGGTGAGACACCTCAGCGACTGAATGCCGAGCAACACATTACTAAAATACGTAAACAACTTGGAGCACATGCTTAATGTCTTTATTAGCCACTGCAGGAATTTCAGCCCTCATTAAATATGGTCCGTCACTGATTCGCATTCTTGGTGAGAGTAAAGGCGGTACGACAGAGCAAGTCGCACACACCATTGCCGATGTCGTAGAGGCAGTTAACGGCGACACATCGTCTAGTAGCGTAGCCAAGGTAAAGGCCACCGTAGACAGCTTGCCGCCCGAGGTTGTAGGCGAAATTGAGCTAGGGCTAGCACAAATTGAAGCCGAGCGAGAGAAAGCCAGGCTAGCTCATGATTTGGGGATGCATACTCAGCAGCAAGAAACCCTGCGTTCGGGTAAAGAAATTAAAACATTTCGCCCTGAAATTGCGCGGCGGCACAGCTGGTTCACAGTGGCGTATATTTTTGTAATGGAGTTGCTCAATGCCTTCGACCATGGCAGTGGTGCCAATTGGGAGATAGCGCTACTTATCGCTTCGCCAGTGCTTGCTTGGTTTGGCTTTAGAACATGGGATAAGTTCAGCAAGCAGGGAGCCAGTTGATGGATGCAGCGGATATGGCAGATAAAGCCAGCGCCCCTTTTAAACGAATGGCCACGCGCTTTAGGCCTAACCAAGTAACACCTACACCACCCATTAAAACTGATGAGCATGGCGCACCTTTATGCGTGCGCTGTGATGCCGATATAACTCAACGCCGCAGAATAATAGTCGATGCTCAGCGCTGCGCCGATTGCCAACAAGATGTAGAGAACGGGAATCGATAGCATGGAACATGTAGTAAGCCACCTTAACGACAACTGGAAAATTTATTCGTTCTTTGTATCAGTAATGCTGATGGCTGGACTTTATTGGCTGAGCAAGTATTTCGCGACAAAGACAGAGTTAGCAGCGCACGTTAACAGCCAGGAAGAGCGATTCAAACTAAACGAACTGAAGTTCAAAGACCATCAGATTGAGCACTACAAGCTACGCGATAAGGTGCATGAAATTGACAGCCACGTTAAGCACCTTCCAAGTGCCGGAGAAAGCGCCGCCCTTCGAGAAGAAATAGCCCGTTTAAATGGACGATTAGAAGGCATGGAACCTTTGTTTAAACAGGTGTTAAACAACGTAAACATACTTTTTGAAAACGAGTTGCGCGGAGACAAGAACTAATGGCAATCGCAATTATAGTAAACGAACACGAGCGCTTAAGCATTTTGCACTGCCTAGCAGCAATGGATGACTATGCCGCAAACAACAGCATTATTCAGGGTGTATGCGCCAGCTACGGCAACACAATGACCATCGATAAGCTAGGCACTCAGCTTCATTGGCTGAAAGAGCAAGGCTTAGTTACCTTGGACCATCATGAGAGTTACACCATAGCCCGCATTACACAGCGCGGCCTAGACGTTGAACGAGGCCTTGCCACCACACCAGGTGTTAAGCGCCCAGGGCCGAGGTAACAACGCTAATGAAATTTACAATTAAAATCTGGCGTCAAACCGAGCAATATCAGTGGGGATTCGCTCACGGGATCGCAGCATGTTGGGTTTTATTTGCCTTAATCTTAGTAACAGTGCTGCTACTAGGCTAAAAGTAAGGATTCAAAATGGCTAAACGCAAAGTAGCGACTAAAGCAGAAAAGGACGTAATTGACCGCCTTGCACATGCCTTTGCTTGTGAAGAAATCGCCAAACATGTCATCAGAACGCATTATCCAGATTTAGAAGAAAGCTATAAGGCTCACATGCGTAAGACATGCCCTGAGTTCTATCGACTTTTAGATGAGTTGCAAAAAGCAATTCCTAGGGTGCGTAAACAGATGTTGAAAGAGTTTGAAAAAGAAGTGAAGGTCCAAACGCATGAGTGATAAGCGCACCCGTGGCAAGCCCAGCAAAATAGATCAGCTTCCCGACGACATAAAGTCTGAGCTGATTGAGCTATTGCGCGATAAATCCGTCACGCAAACCGAAGTGCTTGAACGGGTTAACACTCTTATTCGTGAGGCTGGCTTACCCGAAGAAGAACATATCTCACGTAGCGGACTTAACCGCTATGCCACGCGCATGGCCACAGTGGGCAGTCGCATTCAGGAAGCCCGAGAAGTATCTAAACAATGGGTAGACCAGCTGGGGGGAAAGCCTACAGGTGAAGTCTCGAAAGTGCTCATTGAGATGGTTCGCACCCTAGCGTTCGACCAAGTGTTAAAACTGTCTGAATCTGGTGAGGCGGTTCCCCCAAAATTCATTAAAGAGCTTGCCGTTGGAGTAGAAAAACTTGAGAAAGCCGCTACTGAAAGTACCAAGCGTGAAAAAGAAATCCGCAAGGCCATGGCGGAAGAAGCCGCAGAGCGCGCCGCAGAAGTAGCCAAAGCAGCGGGCCTTTCCGCAGATGGTGTTGCACAATTTAAGCGTGAGATTTTGGGGATTGCCTAATGAAGCTGCCACCACAGCCTGCCCCTACACCCAAGGAAATCAGGCCCAGTAAAACGCAATATCAAAAAGCCATTGAGCAATGCGACAGGCTTGAAACGCGGTTCGGTCTACCTACCTTCATTCCCTTCGATGAGAACGAACTTTTACTTGGGTACCAGAAACGCTGGGTAGCCGATGACTCACCGCTGAAGATTGCAGAAAAGTCCCGTCGAACCGGTATCACGTGGGCCGAGGCGTCAGACGCTGTACTTACCGCCAGTAGAGCCAAAAGTGCACACGGTACCAACCACTTTTATGTGGGCTCGAATAAGGAAATGGCCCGCGAATTCATTGATGCCGCAGCCATGTGGGCCAAGGCATTCGATAAAGTTGCTGGCAATATACAAGAAGAGCTGTTCATTGATGACGGCCAGGAAGGCAAAGAAATTCTTACCTTCGTTATTCATTTTGCCAGTGGTTTTAAAATACAAGCGCTGAGCTCGAAGCCGTCTAACCTGCGTGGTATGCAGGGTAACGTAACGATTGATGAAGCCGCCTTTCACGACCAATTAGCGGAAGTACTCAAGGCCGCACTTGCACTTACCATGTGGGGCGCAAAGGTGCGCCTTATCAGCACTCACAACGGCGCAGAGAACTTATTTAACCAGCTTATACAAGACAGCCGAGCAGGCAAAAAGCGTTACAGCATTCATCGTATTACGCTAGATGACGCATGCAATGAAGGCTTGTACCAGCGCATATGCCAGGTTAAAGGGAATGACTGGAGCCAAGAGGCCGAACAAAAGTGGAAGGACGATTTACTTAACGATACCGCCAGCCAAGAGGATGCACTGGAAGAATACTTCTGTGTGCCTAAATCGGGCGGTGGTGCCTACATCAGCCGTGCCCTTATCGACAAGGCCATGGTGCAACCCGACGAAAACGGCCAGCCCACCGTTATCCACTATGCACAAAGTGCTGAGTGGAACCAAATGCGCCCCGACTTGCGTGTTGCTGATATTAAAGACTGGTGCAAAGAGGTCTTGCTGCCTCAGCTGGAGAAGTTAAACCCAGAGCAGCGCCACTGCTTAGGGGAGGACTTTGCACGTTCTGGCGACTTAACCTGTTTATGGGTTGGCGCAATACAGCAAGACTTAAGCCTTCACGTACCGCTTGTGGTGGAACTTAAAAACATTCCCTACAAGCAGCAAGAACAAATTCTATTTTTCATCATCGACCGGCTACCGCGCTTCATTGGCGCGCAATTGGATGCCACGGGTAACGGTGAATACTTAGCAGAGCAAGCAGTTGACCATTACGGCGCGGGGCTTATCGAGTCGGTCAAGATTACCGAGAACTGGTATCGAGAAAGCATGCCGCCTATGAAAGCCCACTTTGAGGACTTCACCATTATTCTACCGAGTGACGCTGACATCTTGGATGACCTGCGCTCTATTCAAATTAATAACCGGGGCGTGCCTCGCATACCCGATGCGAAAACCGACAGTAAAAAACAGCGACATGGCGACGGTGCTATTGCCTGCTGCATGATGGTTGCGGCCAGTAAAATGGAGGGCGGTGAAATTGACTACATGAGCCTACCTTCCAAAGCCGAAAGGCGCGACAACCGCAACAATGACGACAACTACTCAATCCAACAAAGTGGGTGTTATTGATGGAAACCTACGAGCAAAACGGTACGCGCTTTCGTGTACGTGAACGCGGCCTTAAAACCAAACAAACCGACAATTCAGCACGCGTGGCGCAAATGCGCCGCGAGTTTGCTGAGCATCCTAGTTCTGGGCTAACGCCTGCCACGTTGGCGGTCATTCTTAAAAATGCTGAACAAGGTAGCTTATTAGAACAGTGCTATCTGGCTGAAGACATCGAAGAGAAAGACGGTCACATCCAGGCTGAAATATTCAAGCGTAAGATGGCGCTAACCGATATCGATTGGCAGATAGAGCCGCCTGTGAATGCTTCTGCCCAGGAACAAAAAGATGCGGCCAACATAGAGCAAATGCTGAAAGATGTGGAAGACTGGCACAACATCATATTTGGTATGGGTGACGGCATTTTAAAAGGCTTTTCAAACATTGAGTATGAATGGGGCTTTTACAATAACTTCCGTATTCCTGAGGCATTCGTGCACCGCCCCGCTACGTGGTTCCAGTTACACCACGACGACCAGGACTGCATTGCCCTTCGTGACCAAACAGGCAAAGGTGAGAAGCTACGCCCGCTTAACTGGCTGCAGCACCGCCATCCTGCAAAGAGCGGTTATGCCGCACGTATAGGCCTAATTCGTCAGCTGGCGTGGCCCTTTATATTCAAAAACTATTCGGTACGCGACTTAGCCGAGTTCCTAGAGATTTACGGTATTCCAATTAAATTGGGTAAATACCCAAGTGGTGCAACTGATACTGAAAAGAGCCGCTTGCTTCAGGCAGTACTCGGCATTGGCCACAATGCTGGGGGCATAATCCCCAAAGGCATGGAAATTGAATTTCACGAAGCAGCGAAAGGCGGCGGCAGCGACCCCTTCATGACCATGATGAGCTGGTGTGAGCGCATCCAATCTAAAGTCATTTTAGGTCAAACCCTCACATCACAGGTAGACAGCACGGGGAGCCAAGCGCTAGGCAACGTGCACAATGAAGTACGACAAGACATTCGCGACCATGACTTACGCCAAATTGCTAACACGCTAAATCGTGACCTTGTGTTGCCTATGCACGCGCTTAACAGCCTAAGCTACCGAGGCGACCCAAGACGTAAGCCGCGCATTATATTCGACACACAAGAGCCCGAAGACATCAGCCAATACGCTGAGAGCCTACCCAAGCTGGTCGACATTGGTTTTCGTATTCCGGCCAGCTGGGCACAAGACAAACTTCGCATTCCAGAGCCAGAGGGCGAAGAGGCTATCTTGGCTCGCGCTGTCGCCACGCCTGCTGTTAAAGAGCCAGAGGAAAAAGATGCGGATAAGGACGAGCCAAAACAAGAGCCGCAAACCGCTGCATTGCGTTTAGCGCTCGCTGCACTTAAAGCACAACAACCGAAAGACGACGGCGCAGATGTGCTCACCAGGCGCTTAGCACAACAGGCTGGCGAATCGTTCAGTCAGTTAATGCAACCCATTGAATCACTCGTAGCTAATGCTGATTCATTGGAGGCGCTATTAAAGCAGCTGCTGGAATTAGAAGACCAACTGCCCATTGAGGATTATCAACTACTTTTGGGCCAAGCATTTACCGCAGCTGAGTTAAGCGGACGATTTGATGTGAATGAAGGTAATTGAGGATGCCTGCCCAGTACGGCCCTCAGAAGTTTTCTGAAGCCATTACCCACTTTAGAAACAAGTTAAACATGCCCAGCGAACGCTGGGCTGATGTGTGGCGCGAACAACACAACAACGCCTTTATGGTGGCTGGCGCAACGAAGACGGATTTGTTGGCCGACATTCGCCAAATGGTAGACAGTGCAATAGCAGAGGGCAAAAGTTTAAGCTGGTTTCAAAAAGAGTTTAAACACCTGGTTAAAAAGCATGGATGGGAACACACAGGCAGTGCCGCATGGCGAGCTAATATCATTTACGACACAAACATGCGCCAAGCTTATAATGCGGGTCGCTTCCAGCAGCTGCAGAATTTTCCTTACTGGCGCTATGCGCACGGAGATAGTCGCTACCCTCGCCCACATCACCAAAGTAAAGACGGTACCATTTTACCCAAAGAGTCGCCGTTCTGGCTTACCTGGTTTCCCCAAAACGGTTGGGGCTGTAAATGCAAAGTGTTTGGTGAGACAGCAAGAAGCATTCAGCGAAAAGGCCTGAAGTTAAGCAAAGAGCCCGTTATTGAGACGCGTGAATGGGTAGATAAGAAAACAGGTGAAGTACATTATGTGCCAGTAGGTATCGACCCTGGTTTCGATTATTCGCCTGGCTCAAAATCGCAAGCCGATGTATTGCGCCAGCAGCAACTTTCAAAGCCACCACTAAAAGAGCGCCTTCCTGAACGTGTGGTACCTAGTGCTTACTCAACGAATAAAAATGTAACCATTCATGGGTTAAACAAGGTCATTTCAGAATTGAGCCAGGCGCAACCACAAATGCGCCAAGTGACCGATTTCATTACTACCTACGGTATGAAAACCTTGTTTCTTAAACCAACTGAAATGGTGCGTGGAAGCAAGAAAGCCAAAGAGTTGGAAGAGGACATTACCAGTTATTTAAATGTCCCAATATCAAAAGCCAATGGCCATTGGCCTGTACCCAGTAACACCGCACGACGTGCAAATGGTTACACAGCACTTGCTTGGAAACACGTCGTCGTAAAAGCCAAAACAGGTGTAAACTTAAATAAAATTGCCGACATTACCGACTTAACCAATGCGGTAGAGGCGGCAATACTCGCTTTACAGGCTGGCAAGCGGCAATGGTCACTGTCGCATATTGTAAGGCACTATACAGAAAGTGGTGATCATGGTGGCGCAATAATGACATGGCTTCATGAAATGGGACACCAAGTTCAATTTCAGGCCATGCGCATGAATATTCCTACACCTGGCTTAAATGAAGGTATTACTACATACAGTATGCAAGACAGCATGGAGTGGCATGCAGAGCACTTTGCGGCATGGGCGCTCAATCGCGCTGTATTAGAAACGCACTATCCAGCGATAGTGGCATACTTCGATAAACTAATGGGGGAACTACTGTAATGAGTATTTTCGACAAAATTAACGCTGGCCATAAAGAAGAAAGCGAGCAGCTGCGTGACGCACAGCAAGTGCTTCAATCGTCGGTACCAACTGCAGAAAAGCAAGCGCGTATTGAAGCGCTAATGAAAAAAGCCCCTGAACATGAAAAAGCCATGTTTGGTGATCTTCTTTCTAACCTAGTGCTGCAGGCTGACTAATTATGGCTGGCAGCTTCATTACCGTTCGTGCTTATGGCAGTGGTGAGATAAATGCGTTGCTTTCTCGCATTGCCAGGGCAGGAACTGACTTAGAGCCAGCGTTCGCGGAAATCGGTGAATATCTGATAGAAGCAACCCAAGAACGTTTTAAGCTTGAGCTAGCGCCCAACGGGGAGCAATGGGAACCGCTAGCGCCAGAGACGTTAGCACGAAAAGATGGCGAAGATAGGATACTGCAGCAATCCGGTACCATGCGTGATTTGTTAGCCTATCAAATAACCGGAAGAGTACTCACATTCGGAAGCAACCAAGAATATGCCGCCACGCACCAATTCGGTAGAGAAGAAGACGGCATACCTGCCCGACCATTCTTAGGTCTCACAACTGGGCCGTGGAGAGATGCAGACGAGATTGTTGAAATACTGCAAGACCACCTAAAAGATGCTATTGCATAAAAGCGCCCTGTAAGACATCCTAAGGCGACTTTGTTGATTAGACGAGCAAAGTTACCAATTAAAAAACTTAAACACTTCTGAAAGGATTTAAACAGCAATGAGCGAAGGGAAGCCCCCTGTCGAAGACGAAAACTCGACGTTAGATAAAATAATTCATTATTTCCCATATTTCGCAGTGCCCATCGCCATATTGATGTTAGCGGCATACTTTTTCAATTTTCACAGTGGTTTTGGTGATCAGGGTGACTTTGGCGCATTTGGCGACTTCTTCGGTGGCATCTTAAACCCAATGCTTTCTTTCCTTACCATTTTGCTTTTGCTTCGCCAGCTTAGATACCAACGCAGTGAGCTTAATTCGACCGCTGCCGAGCTAAGAGCCACTGCAGAAATTCATAAAGAAACCATGAAACATAACCAAGCAGTGGATATTTATGAGAAGACTTATAAAGAATTTGATAGCGCAGTCGCGAATTATCATGACTCTCTGTCGAACAGCTTTCTAACTATCTCGAAGGACGGAGATGCATACAGGGAAGCTTTAAGATTAGGAGATGGTGTAAGCAAATCGGACGGAACCATATACTTGACCCTAGAAACTTTAGAGCAAAAGGCTGACGTCATAAGAGACATATTATTTTCCCCTAAAGACCAGGTGCTTCTAGATAATTTGAATATCGCACTGAATTCTACTGTACGATACGCAACCGAAATTTATTTTTTCGCTGAGGAATATCAAAAGCTTGGTGTTAATAACCTTCTTTATCTCGGTCGATTAGAGCGTTTTCATGAATCGCTTCAAAATGTAGAGCGTCAGATAGAATCACTTGAAATTGAAGATACTGTTTTACCCATAACCTCAGTCTTGAATGCTATCATTCATCATTGTGAACAGACGATTATGCTAGCTAACGACACCCCAAACCTAGACTAATCCCCTTCCTCCCCTATAGCCCGACATACTGGTCGGGCTATGAAAAAACAATTAACCACACTTACATCTTCAGTACTTGGAGGCCGCCATGTAGCGACAACGCTAGCAGCAGCCGTGTCCTTTGCTGCCCTATCGAACCAGTCGGACAACGCTGAGTCTCCACTTGGCGTTGCTGCTTGTACCTTTTCAATTGATATAGAACAGCCCTGGCAACAAATACTCCCGGGAGCTGACTTCGCTGCCTATGATGGCCGCCCTACTGAAGTGCCTGGTAATAAGTGGCGCATCGATAATGCCAAAGGCGAAGCCCTCGCCGCGAAATTAAATACGCGAGCTGATGCGGGCGAGCAGCTGCTTGTCGACTACGACCACCAAACCCTACTTGCCAAAGAGAACGGTTCTAAAGCCCCTGCCAGTGCATGGGGTAATAAATTCGAATGGCGAGAAGACAAAGGCTTATTTGCTCAGCTTAATTTCACGCCCACCGCGCGAAAGCACATCAAAGACGGTGAATACAAATACTACTCTCCCGTCGTCATTTACAACAAACACACAGGTGAAGTGTTAGACCTTCACAGCGCCGCTCTCACGAATGACCCAGCAGTAAAGGGCATGAGTCAAGCTGCCGCCCTTCATGCAAACGTTAATAACCAACCATCGGAGCCTACGCCCATGAACGAAGCATTAGCCCTGCTATTTAACCTGCTGGGTATTACTACCCCGTCTACCGACATCGATGCTGCTGCATTACATGCACAGTTAACTAAGCCAGGCGTGAAAGACAAGCTTGACGAAATTAAGTCCAAGTTAGACGGCGCAGCAGAAAGCGACCAACAAATTGCCGCGCTTACGGCAAAAGTTGAGCAAGCCAAAGAAGGCGTTAACCCAGCCGAGTACGTGCCTATTGCCACCTATAACGGTGTGGTAGCAGAACTGGCGGCGTTATCGGCAAACCACAGTGCGGTAACTGTCGACCAGTTGATTGAACAGGCCCAGAAAGACGGCAAGTTTGTGGCGCAAGCGGAGCTGCCTTACTTACGTAGTCTGGGCAAAAGTAGCATGGCGGCGCTGAAGGCACAGCTTGATGGCCGCGCAAGCGTGGACGCCTTTGGTGGTAAACAAACCAAAGAAAAGAAACCAGACGGTGAAGACCAAAACGG